CTCAGACAATTACGAGATGAAAATGGGTGGTAAAGTAAGACGTCGTATGGGTGGTAAAGTAAGAGGTTACGGTAAAGCACAACGAGGTTACTAGTGGATAGTAAAAAAATAATAAAGCTATACCAAAAGTCTGTTGATCAGGGTATAGATAATTATGATTTACTAGACAATGATATTAAGAAACCTATTAAAGAAGACTACAGTAATTGGGATGACTACTGGGTTTCTTTTATCAGCTACATGAAAGAAAAGTATAGATATACATATGGCAGTAAAGCGTAAGAAGAGTAACATGAAGGGCATGACTATTGGTAAGGGAATGAAACGCCCTACCAAGTCTGGTGCTGGCATGACCAAGAAGGGTGTTGCCAAGTATCGTAGGCAGAACCCCGGTTCTAAACTACAGACTGCTGTGACTGAAAAGAAACCTACTGGTAAACGTGCGACAAGGCGTAAGTCTTACTGTGCTAGATCAGCAGGACAAATGAAGAAGTTCCCAAAGGCTGCAAGTAATCCTAATAGTAGGTTAAGACAAGCCCGTAAAAGATGGAGATGTTAATGCCAAAAGGTAAAGGTACATATGGTTCTAAAGTAGGAAGACCAGCACAGAAAACTAAAGCTCTTACTATGAGACAAAAAGAAACTTTAAAAAAACACTCAGTACATCATACAGCAAAACATATGGCTAGTATGAAGAAAGCAATGGGAAGCGGAAAGACTTTCGGTGCTGCTCATAAAGAGGCAATGAAGAAAGTAGGCCGTTAATGGCAGTAAAAAGAAAATCTAGTAAATCATCTACACCAAAAAATAAAGCTTTGTATTCAAGAGTAAAGTCTGAAGCTAAACGTAAATTTGATGTATATCCTAGTGCTTATGCTAATGCTTGGCTTGTTAAAACATATAAGAAGCGTGGCGGCACTTACGCATGAGCTTAAAAGAATGGTTTGGAAAAGGCTCAAAAGGAGATTGGGTTGATATTGGTGCATCAAAAAAAAAGGGCAAGTTCCAATCCTGTGGTCGTAAATCTACAAAAACTAGTAAAAGGAAATATCCAAAGTGCGTACCAAGGTCTACTGCAAAGAGCATGAGCAAAGGTCAAATCAAGAGTGCTGTTGTAAGAAAGAGATCAAAAGCACAAGGAGTAGGGGGCAAACCTACGATGGTAAAGACCTTCAAAAGAAAAAAGAAAGCAATAAAAAGAAGGGTTAAAAAATAATGGCAGTATCAGGTACATATGATTTTAATCTTGATATAGATCAAGTAATACAAGAAGCAATGGAAATGATTGGGGGAGAGCAAACCCTTGGTCACGAACCTGCTTCTGCTAGACGTTCAATAAACCTTATGCTTAAAGACTGGCAGAACAGAGGAGTACTGCTGTGGACTACAGAGACTACTGCTGTTACTGTAACTTCCAGTGTAGGTGCTTATAACCTCAGTAGTTCTACTGTAGATGCTCTTGAGGTTGTTCTTAATAGAGATAGTACTGACATTCAGTTGGAACGTATCTCTCCTGAAGAATATCTAATAATCCCCAACAAGACCCAGACAGGCAGACCTTCTCAGTATTCTATACGTAGGGGACGGGATAACCCTGTTCTTTCAGTATGGCCTATACCAGAGAACTCTACTGATATAATGAAGATTGAACGTATCAGTGCATTGCAGGATGTAGATAAATCTGCTGGACAGAATGCAGACATGCCTACACGTTTTCTACCACCTCTTACTTGTGGTCTTGCTTACTACATGTCAATGAAACGTCCCGGTGTAGAAGCTACTAGAATACAAATGTTAAAGACTAACTACGAAGAACTTCTTGCCAGAGCCTTCCAAGAAGATAGAGAACGAGCTACCATGAGGGTTGTGCCTAGATTGAGGTATGTCTAATGGCAAGTAATAAGAACGCAATAGCCATGTGTGATACATGTGGCTTTGTCTACCCTCATCGGGTAATGCGTTTTAATAGTTATGGTATGTTAGTATGTCCTACAGACTTTGAAGGACAGTTTGATCTAAAGAACCATCCACAAAATAAAATTCCTGATGTCAGAGACAACCCTGCTATACGTGATCCACGCCCTGATAATGGCGGTAGGAACCTTACGTGGGCGCAAGCTACGACTAAGTGGGAAGACACAGACAAGTATTGGAACCTAATATGACAGACTTAACCGGAAAAACAATTGCTAATACTTATAAGCAACTACTAAGAGTTGGTGTAAGTACCAATACTGGTGTTAGTGCTGGCCTTGCTACTATTGAAAGTGGCGACGGAACAGACAGTTCTTTTCAACTGGCTACTAACTCTGCTAAATTTACTGGTACACTTGTTGTAGATGGTGCTACTTCTATTGCTGATAATTTACACGTAGATGAAAAAGTATGTGCTTCTGCATTCTATGGTGATGGTTCTAATATTAGTGGTGTTACTGCAACTATTGCAGGAAACATCTCAGTCAGTAATGCCACAGTAGGTGGTAATTTATATGTAAGTGGTACGGCTACCATAGTAGGTGCAACACATCTACAGGCTGCTCTCTCAGTTGGTGGTGCAGCACAGTTTGGTTCTACGGTTACAGTATCAGGTGCAGCACAACTACAGAGTACAGTAACAGCCGTAGGAGCAGCTACCTTTAAGTCTACAGTTACAGTAGAGAATGTAGCAGCCCTGAAGAATAATGTAACAGTAGGTGGTACATTTAATGTAGCAGGTGCTTCTGGCTTTACATCCAAGGCAACCTTTAGCAATGACGTATCAGTAAGCGGTAGACTTGATGTAGCAACATCAGCCTGTATTGGTGGTGTTCTTGATGTTGAGGGTGTAGCTAACTTTGCAACTAATGTAAGTGTAAGTGGTAATGTAAATGTTGTTGGAGATGTAACTGCTGCCTTTTTCTACGGTGATGGTCGTAATCTTATAAACGTAGAAGCACAGTTAGGTGTTGCAGAGAATATCTCTGTCTCTGGTTTTGTAAATATAGGAGGCAATCTTTCTGTTAGTGGTACATCCAATGTAATTGGTGCTGCTAGTTTTCAAGCTACTGTTACGGCAGTTGGTGCAGCTACATTTAAAGATGATGTATCAGTAAGTGGTAACACTAGACTATTAGGCACAGTAACAGTTGGTGGAGCAGTATCTCTTGCTTCTACACTAAGTGTTAATGGTGCGTCTAACTTTGCATCTACAGTAACAGTAGTAGGAGCAGGAACATTTAAGAGTGATGTAAGTGTAAGCGGTAATACTAGACTATTGGGTACAGTAACAGTAGGTGGTGCAGTCTCTTTAGCTTCTACTCTTAGTGTAGGTGGAGTTGCTAACTTTGGTAATACTGTGACAATTGTAGGTGCAGTAAGCCTAGCTTCTACTCTCAGTGTTGGTGGCGCTGCTAACTTTGCATCAACGGTAACAATTGCAGGTGGAAACTTGCAAGCTGTAAATGCTAAAGTATGTGCATCTGCTTATTTCGGAGATGGCTCTAATCTTACAGGTATAGACGTTACTGGTAATATATCAGTGAGTAATGTTATAGTTGGAGGTACTCTAAAAGTAAGTGCTGCCACAAGTCTTGAAAGTACTCTTCGTGTCACAGGTACAACAAGTATTACAGGTAACTCAGGATTCTTAGGAACTGTTAGAGTAAGTGGAGCTACAAGTCTTGAAGCTGCTTTAAATGTTACAGGTGCAGCTTTATTCTCTTCTACAGTAACAGTAGTAGGGGCTGGAACATTTAAAAGCAATATATCAGTAAGTGGTACTACGAAACTTCTAGGTACAGTTACCGCTACAGGTAACACAGGGTTCTTAGGAACTGTAAGAGTTAGTGGAGCAACAAGTCTTGAAGCTGGACTAGTTGTAGGTGGTAAAGCAGAATTTAACGATGACGTTTGTGTATCAGGTAATAGCCAATTAGTAGGCACTCTTAAAGTTACAGGAGCTACTACTGTTACAGGTAATACAGGCTTCTTAGGTACAGTCAGAGTAAGCGGAGCAACAAGTCTTGAGGGTGCCTTAAATGTTACAGGTGCAGCCTTATTTTCTTCTACGGTTACAATAGCGGGTACTGCTATCTTTGAAGGGGATGTGTCTATAAGTGGAGCGGTTAATATAGCTGGCAACACTTCTGTAGGTGGTACATTCTTAGCTACAGGTAAGGCTGAGTTTGAAGATGATGTCTCAGTCTCTGGTGCTTTGATAGTAGGTGGAGCTACACAACTTAATTCTACAGTTACGGTAGCAGGTACTGCTATCTTTGAAGGAGCAGTATCAGTAAGTGGAGCAGTTAATATAGCTGGTGATACTTCTGTAGGAGGAACCTTTGTAGCTACAGGTGTAGCAACATTTGCTGCAACACCTGTATTCCCTGATGGTTCCATTGCGATTGCTGATCTTGATATTGATGGTGGTACGGACATTGGTGCTGCAATTGTTGATGCAGATTTGTTTATTGTTGATGATGGTGCAGGTGGTACAAACAGAAAGACTGCGGCCTCTAGGCTAAAAACTTATATTGGTGGTGGCGGCAAACTTGTTCAATACAAGCTCGTTGCAATGTCCGGCTCGGCATCATCGGCGGCGACCGGAACATCAGCCCCGGAAATTGGTTCAACAACTTTCACACCAACAAGCGACAGCAACTCTTTGATTTTACTGGTGACTGGTGGCGCTACATACGGCGCAGCCGAAAATGGGGAAAGCCAGTTTTATATTACGTACACGCCGAACGGGGGGTCGGAGGCGAATTTATTTTCGTCATCACGTCTCGGCGACGAACAGACAGCCTCCCGTCCAAAATTAGGTATTGCCGGAATGGTTGCGAAAACATCCCCCGGCGCTGCCGAACAAACAGTCAAAATAAGAGCTAACGGCATGGATGTTCACGGCAATACCGTTTCGGTCAACTGGACCTTGCAACTTTTAATCGTGGAGATAGCCGCATGACAATAACAAACGGAGAAGCACTTGGAGCATTACGGCCCAACGAATCGTGGGGCTGGCCCGGCGATACGTCCGTTTATTCAAAACTTAATTGGCTAGACGAAGGTGCCAGCAAGCCATCCGAATCTGACATTACCAACAAGAAAAATTCGATGATAAGTGCTGCTCCGATGGCGGAATTGCGGCGGCAAAGAGACAGAAAACTGGCTGAGTGTGACTGGCGTGCGTCAAGCGATGTCACCTTGACCGATGCTTGGAAAGCATATAGAACTGCACTGCGAAATATGCCAGCAACAAGCTCATCTCCCACCTTAACCAATGGCGTACTTGGCAATGTCACTTGGCCGGATATTCCTTCATAACAATAATAAAATGTTTTATTATATAAGTGTTATCGCTTACATTGCATTGGCTCCTCTTAATATACCAGTGATTGAGAAAGGAGTAACAGGGCTATTTCCTGATAGATACCTTTGTGAGACTTATAGAGCTCAAATAGAGGAGTTAGTTAGTAAAGTAGATAATGCTGAACTAACAACTTCTAAATGTATAGAAAATATAAAAATTTAATAATAGGGTAAAAGATTAATGTCATCGTTCCATAACTTTTTATTAATGGCAGCACCTGAAATAAATATATTTGTAACTACAACAGTTACTGATTATAATTTAAGAAATGCAGTCTCTGCTTTAGGATATAGTGTAGCAGCTAACCTAAGAGTAAATCTTAATGTTAGAAGTGTTATGGGTGGTAGTGCTAATTCATCTTATGCTTTTGATACAGGAGATGGATGGGGGTCTAACTCTTCTATTAAAGTTAGTATAGCTTCTGATGGTTATATTGTAGGTGCTGGTGGTGATGGTGGTAATGGTATCTATCAACAGGGTGGATATTCTGGAGCCAACAACGGTACTAATGGTGGGTCTGCTATGAATGTGCAGACTTCTATTCAAATACAAAATGCTGGAACAATAGGTTCTGGTGGTGGCGGCGGTGGCGGTGGTGGCAGTAGCGCAGATTATTATAATGATGCAGGTTGCGGAGGAGCAGGTGGTGGTGGTGGTGGACACATAGTAGGTTCCGGCGGTACTTCTGCTACAAGTGATAGTGGTTTTGGATGGGCTACCAACTCTAGTGAACCCGGTGCAGATGGAACTTTAACGGCTGGTGGTGCAGGTGGTGCAGCAGGTACTACGCAAGGACCACACAGCGGTAATCAGACAGGTTTTGCTGGTGCTACTGGTGGTGCTTTGGGTGCTGCTGGCGGTAATGGAAGTGCTCATACAGGGAATGGCGCTGGTGGATCAGCAGGAGACTATTCAATTAATGGTTATAGTTCTTTTGTAACCTTTACTTCTTTATCAGGAAGTACATTACTTGGGAGTACAAATTAAATGATACAGTATTATTTCAGGAGAGATTAAATGGCGAGTACATATACAACAAATCTAAGACTTACTAAACAAGGGGATGGCGAAAACCCTAACAGTTGGGGCCAAATCCTTAATGATGGGGTTATTAGTCTTGCTGATGAAGCCATTGCTGGTTATACTACTATATCAATTGGTAGTGCAGCTACTGTTAACTTGACAGCTAACGATGGTGCTGATGATCAGTCACGGTCTGCTTTCTTAGAAGTTAAGGGATCAGTAGGGACTGCGGCTACTTCTATCTTCTTGGTCATTCCTAATAAAACTAAAGCATACTCTGTACTTAATAAAGTATCAGCCAATGCTGCCAGTAATGTAGTGATGATGCGAGTAGCAGGTAATACAGGTGTTACACTAAATAGATCATCTACTTTATTCCAACATGTTATTTGTGATGGAGCTTCTGTATATAATGTAGATCAATCAGATGCTACATTTGGAAGTTTAGAAGTAACAGGAGCAGCTAAGTTTGACTCAACTGTTACTGTCTCAGGTACATCTAGTTTTGTAAGTAAAGCTACTTTTGAAGATGATGTATCAGTAAGTGGTAATACAGTCTTGGGAGGTACAGTAGCACTGAATGGTATAGTTACAATAGGAAGTGCTATTAAATCTTTCTTTACAACTATTGCAGATGCAGCTTCTATTGTTATGAACCTTAACACAGGTAATCAATTTGTAGTTACTCTTGGTGCTAATAGAACATTGGCTGCGCCTACTAATCTAACAGCAGGACAGACAGGACATATCTATGTACACCAAGATGGCACAGGTAGTAGGACATTAGCTTATAACACTGTCTTTCAGTTTACAGGTGGAGCAGTTCCCACCCTGACTACAACAGCAGCAGCAGTAGACTTACTAGTATTCTCTGTTAGAGCTTCTGATAAAGTAGATGCAGTATTATTGAATGATTTTGATAGGTAATAATTAATGACTACGCTAACTAAAATTATATTAAAGCCGGGACTTCATAGGGAATCTACTCAATATGAAGAAGATGGTAATTGGTTTGATGGTGATCATGTGCGGTTTCGTGCAGGTAAGCCAGAGAATATGCGTGGTTATGAGACTAAAGTTTCCACTGCTTTTGATGGAAGTGCTAGAGATTTAGTTGTTTATAGGAGTGGAAATAATAATAAGAAGAGGGCAGTCTTTGGAACTCCTGATAAACTCTATGAACATGATGGAGATAGGATTGTAGATATCACTCCTATTGTTACAGCGGTTACCTTGGCAAACTGTTTTGGTACTTCCAGTGGACAGACAAGAGTTTGCTGTTCAGATGCTGGGCATGGACAGGTAGTAGGTAACTATGTAATGTTTACTTCAACTGCTGCTTTCAATGCTGTAAGTTTAAGCACTAATGTATATCCTATTACGTCTGTAGCAAGTGCCAATGTGTTTACAATTGATGTAAGC